CCACAGCCGCACCTCCACTGGAGATATTCGTCCGTGGGCGTCAGATCAGGCCATGCTTCCTGCACTGTTTCTGGCATCAGACCGGCTCCTCCCTAATGGGATTCTGGGCGATGTTCGTGTCATCATCATGAACCACCACTACCTCCGGTAGTGGATTGGCGGTCATGTCGATTGGGATCCCCAGCACCAGCGGCCTAAATGGAATCGGTCCGAACTTCTGCAACGTCGCGTTGATCGCTGCGTAGAAGTCCACGACTGGGATCCGAAACAGCCTGATTTTGCCGCCAGCAGGAACCTTACTGAATGAGAACTTCAGATCCCTGAGCATCGCCGGTGGCAGCAGGTTATCGAGCGTGATTGCTCTCATTTCGGCAACCTGCTCCGCTTTCGGAGCTCCTCTCGCTCCTCGACGGAGTCGAGCTTTGTCTTTGACGTGGGCATTCTTGCCCACTTCGGAACGTCTGCGTAGCGCATGTTGAAGAACAGGGGGTGGGCGGTCAGTGGGACGATTTCGTCCTCATAGAACCTGGTCCGGCAGTTGCCGCACACTACAAACGCCTTTAAAGCCTCTGTGTTCTGCCGCAAGGGAGCGACATTGATGTCGCTGCACTTCTTGCAGGAGAACCTGACCATCTTTCCGGTCAGCATTCCAGGGAACAGCGTTTCGATTGACGGCGGTGGGGCGGCAGGGACGATCGTGACGTCAACCGGAACCTTCGTGTTCCGCTTGATCACAAAGCCGTCTTCCACCGGAAGCGACTCTGGGCGCTTCTTTCGCAGGAAGTTCAGGATTCCCATCAGTACATCACCCTTCGGCGTTCGCCTTTGCTTCTTCGCACTGATTTCCGTTCCACCGCTCGTCTGACAAACTTTGTCAGATCCCGCAGCAGATAACCAAGGAGCAAAAAGAGTGGGGCAAGCACCCAACCCTGAATGTTGCCCCACTCCATGGCCGACTCCTCTCTTCGTTAGTGGACCACAGTCCCAAGACTGTACAGTGTCGCCGCCGCCTCACTGGCGAACACCACCTTGAACCGTTTCGAGTTGTTCTGTGCAATCGTCATGGTTCCCGATAGCGTCCAGCCAGTGGCCGTCGTGACAGTGATCGTCTCAGCTGCGTCCGCCGTGTTCCGGATTGTGAACTCGAACGAGTCTCCTGCTACGATCTCGCTCACACCCAGAGCTTTCATTGCCGCGACAAGGAGGGCTACGGTCGGAACCGTATCCGCCCTGCCGGCACCGTTCGGGTCCCTGAGAATCAGGCCCCCGAGAAGCTGGGCTCCAGTGAAAGCGACGGCCGAAGCCGTCGTAATCGTGGAGACCTCAGCCTTCGAGAAGACCGGATTCCGAACCACCAGAGGCGCTTTCGTGTGACCCATCTATCAGCCTCCGGATGAACCGTCGACGCCCCTCCAGTCCGTGTGGCCGTAGGAGAATCGCATGAACCCCTTGAACTTCGCATCGCCCGTGTCGAAGTCATCGGAGTTCTCGAACGTCGGCTTCTCCCTCCAGATGAAGTTGAGGCCGTGTTTCCCCTTCGGTGCCAGCAAGAACCAGGCGTCCGCATCGTCCCCATAGTGGTAGACGAAGAACTCCAGCTCCAGGTCACGGAAGGCGTTGATCTCGTTGTCCGTGGTGTACGCCGCCTGCTGGCTCCGCAGGATTTCCTTGGCAGCCCACTGATTGGCAGGGCCGATCAGGACTGTCTTGGATCCCAGCATCGCTGGCAGGCCACGCTCGTCGACCAGGGCTTCGCGGTTCTCCAGCATCGCCCGCAGGGGGGTGATCCCGAAGTCCACGTCGGCCGCAGGGCGGTTGGCGTAGGTCCCTCCGATGATCAACGGATGCGCTGTCGAACACAGCGCTAGTCCGTCAGCACCGAGAAGGTTGGGACGAGTCGTCGAGAACGCCTCGTTGAAGACGTTCGAGGCTTCGACCTCGACGGTCTGTTTGCCCGCCATCGCGAGCTGACCGCTCATCTTCTTCATGACCCCATAGAGGTCATCGCTCCACATCTCCCGTGAGACGCGGAAGCCAAGGGAGAACGACGCATGGGTGAACCGCTTCTTGTTCCCCATGATCGGGTCGTCGTAGACGGTAGCGTGGCCCTCTGGCTTTTCGTCCCAGCGGCCCAGGCCAGCCATCATGAGCTCCTCTTCGTAGGCTCTCTTTGATGTCTGGATGTTGAGCAGCTTGGAGTACTCCTCCGGCCACTGTTTCAGCTCGTCCAGCCACACCTTCCGGAGGCCGGGAGCGAGTAGGTGACTGAATGCGCCAGTATATGCAGGCATTCCTTGGCCTCCTTACTTTATGGCGACGAGTTCGTCGTACTGGGAGCGCTTGAAGTAGAAGCGCAGCCTGCCCGGATAGGTTGCGTCCGTGATACTGTCGCCGGGCGTTCGTTCCACGACAGTCACATGACCTTCGGTTGTTGCGTCGATCAGCTTCACGGTCTTGGCCGTGGTGTCGATGTCGTAGTCATACTCGGTGCCGACCTCGAAAGCGTTCGTGGCGGCAACGGACGACTGCGCCTCGAAGATGTTCCTTCGATCCGCAACGGCAACGGGGCAGATGGTCTTCTCGTCAGCGGCGGTGGTGGTCACGTTCGCCATGGCCACACCGATCACCGCTGCCGAGTTGTCTGCCCCAACGGAGACCTCCCCCGTCGTCGTGTTGAGGGTCAGGGGGTATCCCTTGAGGACGATCTGCGAGGCCGCAACAGGGTAGTTGCGGATCGTCGGCGGACCGCCGTCAGGGTGCTGCAGGACCTTGATTCGTTTGAACCAGGCCTTTGATTTGATCAGATTTCCCACGAGCTTCCTCCGTTAGCTCATTCCTTGGAATCGTACGTGATGTCACCTGAGGTCTTCACGCCAAGGCGCCGGCCTGTCTCGTGGAACGATTCTGCAAGGTTCCTTACGATCGACCGTCTTGCCTCGCGTCTTGCTCTCAGGGGCTCAGCGATGACCTTCTCGTGCTTCTCCTTGCTGATCTTCAGCAAGACCATGTCCCCGACACGGATCTGATTGCCGCTCTCATCGAGGACTGGCTCGTAGCCCTGTGAACGTCGACGTGCCATCGCATCGGGCCTTGTGTTGCCGTAGCGCAACTTCTGCCCGTCGGAGGTCTTCTCCGGCACGCTCGCCATGCCTTCCTTGAACTGGGCCCAGGGGTCGTTCGTATGGACGAAGATCCTCGGTGCTGGCTCTGGATTCAGGAGCTTTTTGACCTGCTCCTGGACCAGCAACGTGATTGTCGCCCTTTCCTTGAAGTCGCCCTGGACAGGATTCTCTGCGATGACCTTACGGATCAACGCCTCAACCTGCTCGGAGGTCATTTGCATGACCACATCCTTTGCAGGAATTGGTGTGTTGATCCCTTCGACACGCAGAGAGCCATCACCCACGTTACCTACAATAGCGGCTTCGCCGCTGCTTGTCAAGCTCGAATTTTGTTCCTTCCCTGACAGGCTGACCGCGTCGGGGTGGAACTCCTTGTTGGCATAGTCGTCGGGCATCTGTTACTCCTTTGCCCTGGTGCTCAGAACGTCTGTGTTCTGAGCCTGGTATTGTCGATATTCGGCGTCACTCATGCCGAACTCTGCGGCGATGAGCCTCTCTACCTGATTCAGCGGCCTGGCAGGGTTGCCGTTCGGCGGCGGGTTTCCTCTGGAAACCACAGGGGGCTGCGGGGCTGTCCGGACGCCTGTCCGAGTCTGGAACAGACTTCCGAACGGGTCAGGTGGCGGCGGAGGGGCTGCTTCCTCCGGAAGCAACTCCGTTGCGTTGACCCCTCTCTCCGAGAGGACCTTTGAGATTTCTGCTCGGGCCCTTGCCTCAGCTTTCTTGCCTTGCTCCGCAAGGATCTCGGGCAGGTGCCGGGACTTGACGAAGTTGTAGGCCACTTTGTAGGTGTCCGGGTGAACCTGCATCTCAGGGACGAGCTGGTTGACAAACGTCTCGATCTCCTCCGCGTAGCGGTCGTAGTCGTTGTCCTCGCCCCTGGCGACGTTCATCCGCATCAGGTCCCTGTTTGTCGCTCTCTGGGAGCCAACAATGGTCTGGACCATGGGCTGCACGCGCTTCTGGAATTGCAGATCCATAAACCTGTCGGGGTCCGTCAACAGGTTTACGTCCTCCTGGGGCATGGGCGGCATGGCGGGCGGGGCAGGCGGGGCCTGCCTCTGCACCTGTCTGGTCGCCTCAGCGGCTCGCTGCTGAGCATCCAAGGCTTGCGCCTTGGCTATCTCACCAAGAACACGCTGATGCTCGCCCTGGAGAAGTTTGAACACCTCTGCTGGCGACTTGCCCTGGAGCTCCTGGGGGAGCTCCTCGGCGGGTTGCGCCGGAGGGGCGGCTTCGCCACCATCCGGAACGCCGGCAAAGATGCTGCTTGCCGGGGCAGGCTTTCTCGGGTCACTCATCGCCTTTCCTCCTGATCGTCTCGATCTTGCTCACAACCTCGGTTGCCAGAACCTCTGGCAACCGGGATGCGAATTGGTAAGTTTTGTACCCTTCCCTGTCAGACCCCCAATCCACTGGGTCCTGGCTCTCCAGCAGATGGTCCAGGCATCGGTCCCGGAGTCGGAGCAGCTCCCGCTGCACCAGCTCCCAGAACCTGCCCCGGCTGCCCTCCTCCAGGCATCGGAGGTCCTCCAGCAGGGCTTGGACTTTGGCCGATTCCGCCACCTATCCCTCCTCCTCCAAGCATTTGATCCGCTGCCTGTCCGAGCATCAAGATCTCCTCGATGTTCGGGGCAAACGTTTCCGGATCCCTAAAGTCAAAGGCCTCCAGTAGCCGCTTCCACAGCTCGGCGCCTGAGATGGCTCCCTGAACGGCCAGCGCCTTCATCTGCGGAGGCGCCTCTGGCGCCAGGGCGACGCCGAAAGCCTGGAACAGGCTTTGATAGAAGCCCTGCATGATTCCCATCATGTTCAGGAGAGACTGCTTCGATGTGTCGGTGTTCTCAGCTTCGCTGAGGGCCGCAACGTCAATGGCGATGTTCGCCTTTGCGAACTCTGGGGGCATCTGGAAATACTTGGTCACCCAAGCCTTCTCCTCATCGGAGAAGATCTCATACTCCAGGTCATCACCGGGGGCGAACTGCTGGTAGAGGGCGATGATCTGATTGGCGATGTCCCGCAGGGCCTCTTTGATGTCCGTGATGGTCAGGCGGAATCGCTTGTTCCCTTCTCGAATCAGCGCCAGCGTCGACGTTGCCGTCGCACGGCTGCCGATAGCGGCCGACTCTCTGCCCACGGTGTAGTCGGAAACGCCGGAGCGTTTCTCACCGATGGAATTGGTGTGGAGCTCTTCTGCAAGAAGGGTCGAGTGCTCCGTCCCAAGATCCAACGTGTCAATGTCGTCCATCTTGTCAACAGGGACGTGGGCGCCTGGGTAGGTGTCAAACGAGTCGATCTTCGCACTCTTCAACACCTTGAACATCTTCATGTTGGCGATCGTCGCATTGTCAATGCGCTGACGATGGATCGTCGTGATCTCCTCTTGGATGTCCTTCAGCATCTGGCACAGCCCAATCCCGTTCAGGTGATTGTTGCGAGGCATCCACCGGATCCTGTGGATTGGCCGCTCCTGGTGGCGATAGGGGTTGTAGATGGCACGCAGGGGTGTGCCGCTCTCCAGGTGGAGATCCACCATGAGTTCCGAAAGAACTCCTTTGCCCTCCAGGTCAAACGAGCACCAGCACTCATAGATCTCATAGTCACGATACTCTGAGATCTCGACCTTGGTGGCCTCCTGCGACTCGGACTCCATCTCCGTTGGAGAGGTTCGGGGCTGAGAGATCACCTTGTCGATGTTTGTCCAGATGCCAGAGGCCTCTCGCTCCTTGAGGTCCTTCATGGTGTAGACGGTGCGGTGGGCGATCCACTGACAGGTCTGGATGTTCTGAGTGTGGTAGGCATCGGGGCTCAGAAGGACATCGTAGAGCTGGATTGGGACCAAAACAGGCCCCCTGTGGGTGACCACCACTCCGCTCCTGACGCCACCCTGGTCCTTATACATGACGTTGCGCCGACGCTCCTCCCACAGAAGTTTGGCGTAACCTGTCCCGTACTTGAGTGCGCCGAGTGCCCATGGGGTCATAGCTGCTCGCAGCTTGAGGATGTCTCTCTGGACCCAGTTCAGGAAGTCCTGGATCGGATTTGCCAGCTTGACCCACTTGGCTGACTTGGGCTTGGAGACGTAGACGTCTCCTGCTCCAAAGATGGAGTCCATGACCCTGGCGTAGACGCTGTCCACGGCCGTGGCAATGACAGGCACCACGAGGTTGCAGGCACCGTCCCAGGGAAACGTCCGTCTCTCCTGCTCAGGCCTCGCTTCATAGAGCCTCTCATACTGTGCCAGCTCCTCCAACAGGTTCTGGATTGACCCTTTCTCCCTGTTGATCTCCTCCTGCAACCATCGGCTGACTTCGTCCGCTTTTGACGGCTCGAGGTCAATCTGCGGCAGGAACTGACTGCCCTCGGCAGTCGGTGTTCCCTCAGGGAGTGAACCTGTCTCCCTGTCCACTCGCTCAACTGCATCACCCATGTTTCACCTTTGGCTTTCGGCCAGTCGCAAGCGACTGCTTGGTCTTGGATTGGGCAATCTTGGCAGCCTGCGCCGCCGGCATTCCCTTTCCTGTCAGGGCCTTGTAGACGCGTTCCACTCGCGTTCCTTTGGGCATTAATAACCTCCTCTTCCAATAGAGGCGAGGCGCCTCTGTTTTCGAACCGCCTGTGCCTGGCTGAATAGCTTCTGGACGACAGGCTCCCTGGGCTTCCGAAACAGGATGACTGCCCACGCCGTTGCGTCGATCAAATCCTGTAGCGGATAGTTCGGAAACTTGGTGAACTCAGTGATGAAGTGGTCGTGGGTTTGCCTGCACGACAGCAGCCCATTCGCGGCAATACCGCCCAGGGCGCCTCGGATCCTAACGTGCTTGGCCTTTTTCATCCCACGCGGGATCTCTTCGATTGAGAAAGACGAGCCGTCTTTCTCACAGAGCATGTTGAAGACAGTGATGAAGGCGGCATGGCCGCCAAAGGCTTCACAGAAGATTGTTCTGAAATAACCGTTCCACCGCTTTGCCATGATGAGCAATTGCTCAGCAACCTGCAATTCAGGGTTGCGGCCAACCCCTCTGCCGACCCAATAGTCCAACAGGAAGACTCTTCCTGTTCCGTGGATCCCGACGACCGCAATCGCATTGTTGGACTTGATTGCCCGGCCCTTCTTTGCCTCCGTGGCAAAGTTCGTATCAATGTCCCCGCTCCCTGCGGTGTCAACGATGATCAAAACATCCATCGCTGAAACCCGGTAGGTGTCGTCGTTCAACATGCAAACAGGCTCGTTGCCTGCCCCCAGGTTTTTCTCAACGAGCCTGTAGGTTGTGAGCCATTCCTTTCTGAACTCCAAAACACTCTCATTGTAGGGGTTGTTCTGGTATTGGCTCTCAAAGTGAGCGTAGTTGTTGTCCCTGATTTTCCTGAGCACGTCGCGAGTCAGTCGCTCAGGGAAAAAGAGCTCGTCTTTCTCCTCGTTCCACGCCTCTCGCCAGAACACCTTGTAGTTGCCGCTCTCTATCATGGTTTCGTAGAGATCGCCGCCTACCCACCTCGTTCCAACTGCCCTCTCGATTCCACGAGAGGGGTCCACAAACAGGGAGACCGAATAGTCATGCCACCGGATGGCTGCGAGCATCTCCGGCTGCGAGTCCCTGGCCTTCTCACCGATGAGGTCGTCTGAGATAAGAATGTGAACGTGTCGAGACTCAACGCGCGTCCCCACGCCAGCGACCATGATCGTTGGCGGGCCCTTCAGCGTCTCCCGACAGGGGACGGTCATTCTCTCGGAGTTGAACGGATGGAATCGCTCATTCGGCTTGACATATTCTTCGTAGAGCCAGTTGACCATCCTGTTGGAGCCATCAAAGTGGCCCTCTAGCTCATCAAGGATGATTGAAGCATTCTCGATGATCTGATTCGTCAAGAGCATCTTGACGTTTGGGTCATTCAAGAACTTCTTGGTCGGGTAGCCGATGGAGTTGATCGTCGTCTTGAAACAGCCTCGTGGGAGGAGAGCCAACGTGTAAGGGTTGGTCTCATCCTCCACGAAGCGAGTGAACTCTTTGTGAGTCCTGACCGTTAGGTCCTTGTAGCCGAGGATCCCTTTGGTGAGGAAGAAAAGGTTTGTCCGGCCTAACTGGCGATAGACATCGCGCAGACGTTTGTCGGCACCAACGTCGGCTTTGGATATCCGGTCAGCTTCCCACAGGCCGAGCACCTCAGACCGTTCACCGTCGGATACAGGCTTCCCTTGTGGCACTTGGGGCACTCCCTCTTCTCGGTCTTCATTGCGCCTCTCTTGCTGCCAGGATGAGCAGCTTCACGTCGGACTCGGAGATATTGACCACGGTGGTATCCCGTTTCTCCGCCTTTCGAGCGGCACCGCCACGGTCAAAAATGTTCTCTGCCGCCCGCAGAACCATTGACTCATCCTCTGAGTTCAACATGACCCTGCGAGTTGCCCTCAAGGCGTCATCGAACATCGGACGGAAAAGGTGTGAGAACCCACCCTCTGCGTCTCCTGTCTTTGCAGGAATGGCCGCCTCGACTGGTGTTATTGCCTTTCCGTCTTCATTGTCCATGGAGCAATTATAGCGGTTGTCTAATTGCGTGTCAAGGATTATATTCTTGGTAGGAGGTTCCTGTGAAGCTGATCGTTCTTGAGAATTATGTGTTCAATGTCGAGTATCTGCACTCGGCAGGGCTTCGTCGGAACGACGAAGTCACGATCCTGTCAATCAGCCTCTTTACGCCAAGGGGCGTTGAGCGGGTGGAGTGGCGGTCTGATCAGGGAAATGACGGAACAGTGAGGGGGTTCCTGACCCTGGTCAAAGAGGCAGGAGGAGCGGAGGTCAGCGACGCTGACCTCACGCTCCTGTTTGAAGAGTGGGGCGACGACGACGAAGAGACTTCGTCCGAAGAGGACTAAAAGTCCTTCCCATGACGATAGGCTCGGATGGCGTTGTATTCCATCTTTGAGAAAAGAGCCTGGATGACGCGCCATCTGAAGCCTGTCGAAAGGTCCATGATGCGGATGATCACATCCGCCAACTCCACTTCAACGCCCCCGTACATAGTAAGTGCGCTGTCATGCGAGTTGCCGTTCCTGAATGCCTCCAGAGCCTCTGAGAGCTCGGAATGGATCAAGGCAATAGCCTCTCCAACGTTCCTGTCTACCTCGCCTCGGTCAGTTTTCCAAAATCCGTGCTTCACGGATTCGCCGTGAACCTCGTTGCTGACCTTTTCCCAGAGTTCGACGAAGCGGTGGATCTCCTGCGGAGTCATGGATTCTCCCGCAACCAGCCCTTGACTTCGTCAAGGATCTCCTGTGGCTCCGACCCTGCGGCGACAGCCGCAATAACAAGCTGACGGAGCTTGAAGGCTCGGTTCCTCTCATGCGCCACCCTGCTCTTCTCCATCACCCCGATGACATAGTTGACCGCCTCCATGGGAGCCTGCGGCGGAATCACCGCTGCTTCGACAATGGTCGAAGGGATGAATGGCTCGGGCTCCTTCCGAGGCGGCTTCACAGCCTGCGGCCTTGCCGCCGTGACGCCCGGCTTGAGAGCCTTCTTCTTGGGCGACTTCGTCGCCCTGGGAGTCTTTGACGACGAAGCCGCCTTCGCCCCCCGGCGTTTCGCCGGAAGGTCTTTGCCTTTGATGATCATTCATCAACTCCAACGGTGGGGGCGGCTTGTTCGGCTTCGCAGGCTTCACACAGAACGCCGCATTCGGGCCGAAAGAGAAACTGTCCCCTGGACAGTTCCTGTCTGGCTATCCCGGTCACGACCATCGCCCTGGATGATACTTTGGAGAAGAACTCCAAAGCCTGTGTGCGGGTGACGTCGCTCAGCAACATCACCCCGCAGGATTCACAACGGATGTCGGCGATCCTGTCAACTACGAGCATTTCTTTCCTCCAGCGGGCTCCTGTTTTTCATCCGGATGACCTCTTTCTCGAGAGCCTCGATCACTGCCCTCCGGACGAACCTGGCTTTGGCGATTGACTGCTTTTTGCACAAGGCAGTCAAAAATGCCCACTCGCCATCCGTGAATGGAACGGAGAGTGGCCTCGGGATTCCGATTGTGTGGCTCCCCATTTTGCGCTCCTGTCTACTCCTCCCCCAGGATTCCAATTTACCACGATTATTGAGGCGTGTCAACTGGTCATTAATTTTTTTTGGTTCCCAAAAAAGCTCCAGAAATTGTGTGTCACAATGCGGGCAGTTTGTAGTCGCCGCCGAAAGGCGGCGGGGGGTGGGGCGGCTTCCTGATTGCCCTACTCAGAATTAGATCCAAGCCTATCTTAGGTCTTTGTCTAATTAGACTCCTGTCTAATTGCCCTAAGTCTATCGGAATACTGTGGTTTGTCGCCCTAATCTACAGTAGGTCAATCGGGTTTGGGACAAACCCTGTCGACTTTGTCGACTAGGTCAATAGGGAATTAGGACAATTAGGCTATCCTGTCAACGGCGGCTAAGTCATTACAGGGTAAGGAATTAGCGGCTTTTCCAGAGCTCGACGTCTAATTGCTTACAGCATAAGCAATTAGCATCGGTGTCGGGAGTCGATAGCCTATCCCACTATCTTAGTAGGGTATCATGCAAACGGTATGCCAAATACCCTATCACGTATAAAATAGTTGTTATTATTTTTTATACACTACTTAACGTATAATGGGGTAGCCTCCCGCAATTCGACAAAACACGCTAAGTCTTTACTACGTAAAGACTTGCGTGTCTTAGGTGTTGTCAACACCGATTTGGCATGGTTATTGCAGGGCGGAAACC